TGTAAAGAAAGTATCTAAGCCACCTTTTATTGAAGTATACAAAAAGCCATACTACCAATGACCAATAGACAAGCCATAGCGCATCCCATATTTCAGAGTTTAATATTTTCTTCAGTCTTTCAGGCAAAGTAGATCTTTTTAGCAGGGTCGTCATTCTGGAAAACTCCACCGTCGCCATCTGCAGGAGCTTTGTAATTGTCTGATGTGAAGTAGCTCGCGTACTTGTCTTCAGACGCATTTTTATTCAAGAAATTAACCAGGTCTCTCAGGTACACATTACCGTCAATCTCTGCCTGTTTCCTTTTGCCCAGTATAATTTCATCGGTCGCCGGGTTGCTTTTAGTTCCGGCAGTGGCAAACTGATTTACTACAAAATCATTTCCTGTAAACTCTACTCTCAACTCAGTGCAAGCTTTGGCAATAGTGAGATGCGCAATTGCTGGGTTGATAAGTTCTGCAATTGCTGTTTCTTCCTCGGTAAAGGCTGTACCAGCTTTTATTTTGTCCTTCAATTCCTTGAAAAGTGTAGCTCCCAACGCTGGTTTTATAGCAAAGTCCTCCACCTTTTTCATTATAGATTCCAATGAAAGGAATGTGAGTCGGGAATATCTGATATTGTAGAAGGATTGAAACTCTTTAGCAGAGTTGATGAAGTACTTTTTGAACTCTGAATAAGCGTCAGACTCTGCCCAATCGGTATATGTATTCTTGTTTTTCTCAAGGAAAACAAGTAACGCTTCTAATCCGTCGAACCCTTTTTGATTGAATGAGTTCTCAAGATCCTTGATTTGCCATTCCCATGCGGTTTTTGAGTTGGCTGTTGAAGTAACTTTGACCCCTGCATCAGTGAATTGCACCTGGTTAACGGGCAAGTACTTTGCATAAGCCAGATATATCAAAGGAAGTTGGACCTTCTCCAATAGTTTTTGATCTTCCTCTTCCAATGGATCTGTACCATTGTACTTTGTATGAAGATCATCATACTGATCATCCCCCAGATATCTTTTTATAACACTTTCTTCAATCTGATCAATGTCGGGTTTGACAGATTCAAACTTCACACTGATGTTGACAGAAAGGTATTTCTTTATTTCGGCCGTGGTTTTAAACAGACTCATTTGATAGTGATCTTTCGGTTGGTTTTAGTTTGTCAGCAGTTTTCAGCATGTCGTATCTGAATTTCCATCTTAGATCGGGATCCCAATTGTTGTAATCCCTGATGAATTCAATAGGTTCAAGGATGATATCACGATCCATCTGCAATTGCAATTGGTACATATTGAATGCTTCCCGCTTGTCTGATCCCGCACCGCTTCCGTTCCCCTTGCCAATAGAATAACCTACAAGAGTAGGATCCATTCCTAAGGCATAAAGAAGGTGTGAGCTTGCCTCTCCGGAATCTTCAATGTATAGGTTGGAGTTGTTTTTTGCTCCGAGTTCCTGCACAATCCACTTTCCATATTCTTTCTGAGCAATCTCATCAGCGATGTATGAAGTGATGAGTGTCTTGAAAGATTGTTTGGCGCCAGTCATGGTATCTTCGAAGAACTTAGCTTCTTGCTTCATTGAGTCGACCTTCTGTTTTGTAGTGAAGCTATCCCAATCGTGGTACTTCCATGTCCAAAATGAAGTTGGAATTTGCACGTGATACCTCAGCGTGATCTGGTTCTCGAACATATACTTCTTAAACTCCGGGATCGACTGAGCGACAGCGAGCCAACCTCCGGAACGAACAGAATCCCAATGAGCCAACTGGTAATATGTCTTTCCAGGCGAAGGAAATGAAGTTGGGTAGATAACTTTCGTTTCTCCCATGGCTCGAAGCGTGGTGATGGGATCGTAATAAGGATCAAGAACGGCGACTCTTTCAGTTAAAGCATCATCCTCATCCTTGTATCCATCCCAATTCGCATTGATGTAGCAATAATCTATGTTACCCGTCTTCTCGTTTTGTAAAGACCATCGACAAAACATAGCTTCCTGAGCACTGATCCCGGTTATTTTGTTGCCGTTTTTAGATAGAATAAGCTCAGGAAAGGGATTGTAGAACCAATAGAAATCCGAGATTGCCTCTCTCAAATACTTCTTAATGTTGTTTTGCTTGAAGAAATCCTCAACGTTCTGGTCGAAAATTGGCTTTGTGATCTCGTTTCCTTGATCATCATAGTCACCAGTCCACTTCGCTGTATAGATTCCACCAGCATACAGCAATCCCATTTGCTTTTTCAAAGTGGAACCGATGATTGAATTCTTTCGGCACTCCTCGTACACGTTTTGCGGGAAGAGGTTATCATCTCCCCACTTCGCTATCTTATTGCCTTTGATTTTGTAATCATCAACAACCGGGCTGGTGGGTTTCGGTTTGTCATTCTTGGTAGTAATCAGAGCCTGAGAGCCCGATACCACTGCCGACAATCCATCTGAACTGACTTTAATGTTCATTAATAGAAAACTGTTTTACAATTGAACTCTATAATTAATCTGATATGAAGCTTCCTGATCTGCGAGGTGCCCAAAATCCTGATATTCCTAGTCCGGTTCACAAAGTGATTGGGATTCCTTGTCTCAGTTGAATAAACTTCAGTTGTCATCCTTTGAATCTCATTCGTGAGCGACAAAGGTTTTTGTGTCTCACTTTTCTCATTATTTGATCCACTAAGCATCCCGTTGTCGATTGTCACAACATCGCCACCCGTCTTTCTTTTCCTATCCAAAGTGATGAAGGTAACAGAGAAAGGCCTTTCCCTTTTCTCCATTTCCCCAAGCACTTCCCGAAGCGTGATGATCTCCATTCAGAATATTTTATGCTAAGGTGAAAAGGAATGGACATCAAAAAAAGGACAGGGTGAATGCGATATTGAAAGCCACCTAAAAAACAGTGAATCCCATTTTAAAAAGGGCAAACGGCTTGAAACCTTTGTCAGATCAACGTTTCAATTTTGACATACCTTTTCCCAGTCCCAAAATGCTTTTAGAGACCCAGCCGGCCACTGTCCGCGAAATGGCAATTGCCGGCATGGATTTTTTGGGAAATATGAGGGGGAGTTCTACACCTGAATGAAATCAGGGGTTTTGCGAATAAAGGCGGTAAACAACTGTGATATCAATATATCGGCAGTGTCACTATAGTGTGTGGCCTCTTCTTGTGGTATATTATCATTTTTCTCACTGTTTTTATCCTTTATTATACCTTTTGGCCCTTGCTTAGCTGGTGCCTGTAGCATGGATATCAATAGCTCTTTGCAATTGTTCTTGTTGAACAGTATACGTGGTGCATTGGATATGTCACCCTTCAATAGCTTATACCATAGTAGGTATTTCTCTTGGTGTGATGGTGCTGCCTTACCCTTACTAACCATCATGACCCTCCAACCTGCTTTCCTTAGTATAGCGGCGAACTGATCACTATAGGTCTTATCGCTATTGGCTAGGCCTGTATTCCCTGTGTGGTCATAGGCAAAGTACACCTCCTTGGTCTTGTGGTATACATAGTAGTCTATGAACTTCTGTGCCAAATGGTCTAAGAACTCAGGGGCCTTTACATGTAGACACTTAAGGAATCTGAACTCATTCTTAGACTGGTTCAACTGCCCTATGGACATACAGTTTATCTTATCACCCCAGTCTACAGCTATACGTAGTGGTAGGCTACCTATGCAGTCCCCGTCCATGCGGCTATCTACAACACTGAGTTTTTCGATGTTGTAATCCAGGCTGTCCAGGTATGAGTTATTGTATGCTGTATAGGTGTGTTTATCCAGGTTGAGATTTAGGTAAAAACCACCTTCTATCTGATCGGGCCTTTTATTGAGAATCTCTGTTTCGAAGATGAAATCAGGCATGATCCTTTTCATCTTCTTGATATAATCGACCCCCAAAACGGCAATATTATCCAGAGAGCTTGCCTCTGAATAATAGACTGAGTTGAATCTTAGTGCATTTAGCTCGGAATTGTATTTATTTATTTGGCGATGGATCGCTTTTTTTTGAGTCGTTGAAATGTCCTTATTCAGCTGATTTTGCAGCTCGAAAATCTTCGCATTGATCATGAACATCAACTGGATCTGCTCCGGATCCATTTCTTCACGTTTTTTCAAGATCCATTTTGCATCAGCTGCAGTTGGCATTGAAGTAGTGAAGGTGATGGAGTGGTGAAAAGGCAAATGGGAAAATCTGGTACGATTTGCCCTCATTGTTGGAAGAGTTTCATCAAGAAACTGATCATAATTCAGGTATTTCACCTCATCACCATCGATCCAATCGCAGTTGATACCGTTCGAGCTTCCTTTTCGATCCTGGCTTACCATGTGTATGCCAGAACCATTACAAAAAACTATAAAATGATCATAAGAAACCGGTGGCTCGAAAGGCTCCGGCCAATTCCATGCTTTTGGAGGTTTTCTACCAATGAAATAATGACGATCCTTGATAATTCCCAACTTTTCCCAACCTTCTATTCTACTGGGGAGGGTTCGAGTTGTCATTTGCATGTGAGTCTCACCAATTGAAATACCTGTGGACCTTGGCATCTCTACCATGTTTCTCCTGCTTCTCCGGCTCAAAGGTCCGGCCGTTTTTCCCGTACCTCTTCCCCAAATGGCATACAATTCGTTTGCATCAATGATAGCCTCCTGAAGCTGCGGTTTATTGTAGTAGATTTTCTTCGCTTCCATCTTCGGTAGGTTCTATAGGTATGATTTGCCTTTTCTTGATTTTGAATTGCTTGATTACCTTTTCCAATTCTGCATCTGTAGGAACTCCTTCCATGATCTCCCTCGGATTGGTGACAATGACAATATTTGTCTGACTGATCTCCTTACCAAAATCAGGGAGCATGCTTTCATCTTTATCCAGTCCTTTTATTTTGATGATGTTGGCAATGGATTTATTCATTTGGTCTACATCCTTCTTTTCTTTTGCGATTTGGAAAGCCTGCATTGCCATTTCATGAACTATATTCCTGATTCCCTCTTTTGATGTTTTGGCAACATCGGCATAAAGACTGATAGCCATTCTCACGGCTGCATAGGCTCGGGAACGGCTAATTTTAAAGTGGGTGATCAGCATTCTTGCTGATTGCTCGACTGAGTAGGATTCTCGGAAAAGACCAAAAGCGACCTCGCAGCGCTGTCTTATTTCTTCCTCCTTCGGTGTGAGCGTAACTCCACCATCTTTCAAGTAATATTTCTGTATCCTATCGAAAGTGGTGTCTCCATTAAGCTTTTTCATTATTCAATTCCTTTTCTAACCTTTCTTTTTCTTCTGTCCAGGCGACAACATCATCAGTGCGCTTTGGATTGTTTTTGTGTTTAGATATATAGGTTTTCAGGTTTTGAATTCGCTTTAATTTGCCAATGTCGTTAATGATTGCGTTTCCGTGATCAATTATACTTTCTGTCTGTTTGATTTTTGATTTTGGAAGAATAATTTCTTCGATCTGATCAGTAAGTTCCTCAATACGCTCAGCGGCTTCCTTGCGGGCCTCTTTGCTGGTTGAAGTCCTCAATGATTGATGAAGAATGCTTCGCTCTTGATATAGCTTTTTTAAGGTAGCATCTTCTTCATAGTTTACTTTCTGAGGTTCAATGGTAACTAAGGGAATAGGCGGTTTACTTTCCTCACGTTCTAATAATTCAATGGAAAATGGAATAACTGTATCTCTTATTCCATTATTAGTATTTATAGTATCATCTACTCCGACCAGCTTACCTAATTCATAAATCAGTTTACCATGAAGTCTACCTGCAGCAAATTGCTGTTTCAAATGTCCATTCTTCCCATATCGATCATACAGTAATCTCCCTGTTTCAAAATCAGAAGGATTATTCAACCATTGCCTTATTGTCATTATGAAGTTGGTTTGTCTTGATACATAACAAAAAGTTGTATTTGGGGGACAAACGTCAACTTTCCTGCGCTATCGTAATGAGGCACCTTTACTTCAACCCAGCTATGATTGAACGGAACTATTTCGTTTTCTTGCTGAAATTTTTCAAACTCTTCGGAAGAGCGAAAATTTTCGTACTTCATTATAATCTTATTCATCTATCAAAAACCATTAAAGTATTTTCAAACCAACTACAATTAGAAGCATGATCCCTCAGGTAAAGGCTTTCCCCCTTATTGTACCTGAATCCCTTTGCTTCAATCTTTTTTATTATGTATTCATTGGACTGGCAGTTGACGTGTCCAAAACCTCCCTGACCAGGTATGCCCCAACTTAAAATCAATTTCTTATCACAAACCTTGGTGATGTTCTGGATATAGATATCCTCAAAGATTGGAGGGATGTGCTCCCCTACTTCCAGGCTGATAACCTGGCCGGTGAATACAATATCAATGCTTTTAGTAAGATCTATCTGAGCAATGTTCTTGGTAAGTCCAATATCTTCAATTCCGGGAGTACCTTCATAGGATAGTACTGTGAATCCTCTTTTCTTCAGGAATTCAGAATAAAAGCCAACTCCACAACCAAAGTCATGAACAGGAATACTTATATCCAAAATATCCTTTAAGCCAACCGCCAGCGCCAAACTGTGAACATGCTCCCATATTGCCTCTGATACATCCCAGATTCCTGATTCTTTCATCTTTCTGTAAATGGAGTGGGTTTTATAATAGGGCAACTATCTAAAAAATCCTTAACATCAAGACTTGAATCTTTTGTCAAAACATGATCTCTGAATCTAGCAAGAATGTACAACACTTGAGATCTTGTAAATTCAAACTCTTCTATGTATTCAAACCAGTCTTGCCACAAAAGCTCTCCTGGTTGCATAATTCCCCAATACCTTCGGATTTCGTCAATACTTAAAAAAGTGCCGGCGTGAATTACCGTATTGCCAAAGGCAATAGAGTCTTTTAATAATTTATAGGGTTGCTGTTTGCTCATTCTGTAGGTTTTTTAATCTCAGGGCCAAACTCAATAATTGTATTTGGATCCACATCAGTGTTATATTTTGATTTGTATATATCAATTGAATCTAATCGGAAGAATGGCGTGCTTCCATACACATAGATGATGAGGTTCCATACTGCACTGTCTTTACCTTTTGCCCAATAATATCCTTCTTTCTGTGGCATCATCTCATTAGTGGTTTATAATCTTCGTTATCAAATAACAATCTGCCCACTTTCATTATATCGACTTCAACAGATGGAGAAATAGAGCAAAGCGAAATGTAATTCAGTTTCAGAAACGGATAGATTCCATAGACCTGAATCATCCCTATGGTTTGGTTGCCATTATTATGACCAACACTTGCCAAATAGAATCCAGGTGTTGTTGGTATTTGAGTAGCTAGTTTCATCATATCTTTTGTCTATCATCCTGTACATCACTATACCATTGCTTCCCATCAGGCTTAACCTGACTTACCATATTCGTCGGATACAACGCATAATATTTCAATCCGGAAGAAGGAAGAATCAGATTGGAAAGCTGCTCATCTATCTGCATCTCCACTGCTTCGAGACGCTTCTGAAGTAATTGCAATGCCTCCTTCGTCCTGATCATATATCCCTGAGTTCCCCAGGCACATTTTGGAATTACCCAATGATCATTGATCTTCTTTTTGTAGTCTTTGATGCCGCCATACTCCGTACATCCCAGATAGCAGAATTGCCAATCTGTAGGAAGTGATTTGATGGCTTCTTCCATGTATTCGGTGAATCCAGGAGCGAAAACAACATCATCCTCAAAAACACAGATTGACTCATATCCTTTGGCAACAGCTTCACTAATGATTCTGAAGTGTGATTCAAAACATCCAAGCATTCCGGGAGTGAGTCGCGGTATCCATGGAATCTTTAGATCAAGTGCGCCCCCATCTACAGCCTTAAACACCTCGAAAGGAATCTTAGCAAACTCCATCTCTTTTTTTGCGTGTTCCAATCTTTCCGGTCTCCTTTCCAGGTTCACCACGTATACCTTATCGAAGTTTAGCTTAAGGAGGGGGTTCAATTGTTTGGTTGTGGTTGGTTGCTTATTGACCCCCTGCTTTTTGCTAATGCTTTTTGGTGTCCAGGTAAAATCCTTTACATATTCTTCCAGTTCCTCCTTACTCATTCGCTGGATCTTTTCGTACTCGGCTACATTTTTCAGGAAATGTTCATGCTTATCCGAGCTATCCGGACCTATATAATGATTGATGTGATATAGAGGTCCATGGACTCGGCCTATCTTGAAACCAAGCTTTTTGAATCTCTCATATCGCTCATAGTCTTCAGGTCCGTAGGAGATGAAATTTTCATTCTCCATACCGCCTTTTATAAAATCTTCCTTGTTCCAAATTATTGCACCACCAAAACTTATTTGCTGATGCTCTATGGCTGGATAGTTTAAGTTTTTTAGATGATCAACTGAAAGTGAATTAACAGTTTCCGTATAATACTTCCTATCTACGCGGAAAAACTTACCATCATAAGGATAACAGGCTGAAGCTTTCTTTTGCTTAAGGCCTTCCACTGCTTTCAAGATCTGTTGAGGGTCTATCAATACATCTGCATCCCAATTTGCAATAAATGGCGTTTTCGCAATCATAGCCATTTCATTGAGCATCTTCGTCCGGTGAAATATATCGGATTTAATAAAGTGGTAAGTGACTACATTGTTTTCATGATCAGGTAAAGGGAAATATTCTATCTTTCCCTCAGGATCCATCTCACAGATAATGATATTTGTCTTGAAATGTTCCCAAAGGAAAAGGATGCACAGATACAAATTATCCCTCCTATCCTCATGATCAAACTTCACAGGAATGGTGAAGGTCACATCTGTTAAATCAATTTTAGCCTTTGGAGGAAATGAAGGAATCTTAATCCATCTATCAGGCACCACATCTTTATCAGAATGGGTTTTTGCCAGATCCCCGGCATACCAGGCATCAGGAGCAATTACTTTTGTTCTGCCTCCTCCCTTCTTTCTAAAACTTTCGCCCAGGTATGCACCCCACCAACTAAAAGTACTGTTTGAAATGACACAATAGTCGCAAAATGTCATTAAAGCCAAATCTTCAATTTCCGAATTTCCCTCAATATAAAAGGTATGTCTGTCGGGCTTAAAGTTGTCTTTGCACCATTGGATGTCATCAGAAAAAACAAGTACACTTGACTTAGGAATAAGTTCAAGAGCCCGGTAATAGTAATCAATTGGAAGATTGATATAGTTAGGATTATTAATATAGTCCCCTCTTCTGATATGCACTGCACAGGCAGGCTCATTTAATCCAGCTTTATGCTTCTTTAAAACTGATAAATAAAACTCAGGATGAAACCTAAATAGCTCATCCACATCCTCAGGAAGAAACTTTTCACTCTGGAAATACCCATGAATATCCACCATTTTCGATTCATCCAACACATAATCCGCATAGTGATGATGTGGCTCGTGAAAAGATAATTCAGGCGCTATTGCCGGTAGTTGCGCAAACTTATTGACAAAGTATTTTGCATATGGCCACTCTGGTAATACATATCCAACTCCGTGCTTTCTCGCCAGCTGTATCGTTGCTGCAATCTGGAAAAGTTGATTTCCTAAACGACCGTATTTATTAAGATTGGTAAAGGTGAACATGTTATTTTAAGAAAGCCTCCCTTGCTTCGTCGGCCTTTGCCAAATGTTTAGGTATTTCTTTTTTTATAGTCTCAAACAGAGTAATCACTCCTTTTTCATGTGGCTGCATATAAGACCTTCCTAACTTGTTGTAAAATCCTTTCAGAAAAGGTTCATGACCATAAACTGTCATTGCCTGCAATGCTCTTGCTTCTACTTCAGTAAGGGTCAATGTTATGTTTATTTCAACTTTTGAAGTCGATGCGATTTTGTTATCACTCATATTTAAGCCAGGTAGGGTTTATATTTATCAAGAAACAATTTGAAATCATTGATCTGAGCGGCTTCGATGTGAGGATGACAATAATTGATAATACCCTTAATCCCCTGCTCCCTTATTGCCTTTTCCAATCTCTTTAGATGATTCACTTCATAATAAGCCGGGATCTCCATCCAGTACATCTCATCCTTTTCTATTTCCTTGCCATTGTAGTGGGTATGGTTGGCAAGAAACAAATCCTCACCAGATATCTGCACCTTATCGGTAATCTCATACAATACAGGCGGCAAAAATTCGGCAATTGCCTTTAAAACCTTTCTCTTATCAGTTTTCACCTTGGACATGTCACAAATGTGCGACTTGGCAATTGCCGAAAAAAGGACAGGGAAAAACGGCAATTGTTATTAAATTAGAGGTATGGAAAATCATGACCACCCATTTTTTACACCAATTAAATTGAGATTACAACAAAAATGGTGGAACAGATTAATTCATCAAGGTATTCACAAGTATTGGATGCTCTAGGTAGAGAGGGATTTTCATTCGACAGTAAAGAGGATTTGTTCTATTTTTTTAAAACCAGGTTAACAATTGAAAAAATACACGATAAAAACAAGCTATATGTCGATTACCAATCAGACAGTAGAAGGTTCATTTGTAGTTGGAGCGAAAAAATTGATGTGTCTCTTGAAGATGGAACAATTAAAATAACACAAGGATAGAAATTGAGCCAACTAAACAATAACAATAAATCAAAAAAAGCCCCGATCAAATGACCGGGGCTTTTGCTTTTCATATTATTAACCCTTAAAGCTTTATTACTATATAATTCTAATCTAAATAAAAGATCTCCTGCTCGGCTGTTCCTCCTGATCCTGTAAGGATCACGTTCCCCAAAAACACTGGTGCCGGGTAGCTCGATACTGATTGGAAAGTGAATGTTACTGCTTTTCTTGCAGCGCTTTCTTTTCCAGTAGTACCAGGTGCTGAAACCATCTTTGCCGGATATCTTGGATGCCCTAACAATCTCTTTTGTCCATCCTGCTCCTCGATAAGGAAGATAAGATTTCCGTTTTTGCAATAAGCTGCAAAACCAAGCATCTCAGGTCTGCTGCCAGGGTGAAGGAATTCGAGCGTATTCATGAACGACTTACCGTCGAACTCTCCCTGAAGTTCAGACTTCAATTCGCCTGTCTCGATCGTGTTGTAGATCGTTTTGAAACCAGAGCTTCCAAGTTTGAAAACGATGTCATTTTCGATCGTTACCAGATCGGCAAAGTCGAAGTCGCCACTTGTCTTTGATGGATCTGGCTCTATTACCTGTGGAAATTGCGTTTCGTCAATCTCCGAAAGTCTTGCAACTGCTATTTTATAACCTATCCCAGGGGTGTTGTTCGCACCGTCTGGCCATACTAGGTCTGTGAAATTTAATCCCATTTTTACTTTGAGTTTTTGAGTTGGAAATATTGTTTTTGAATGCTGATAGAAGCACCCTTCTTTGCCTTCACATCAATAGGTTTTGGATTCTCCCACATTACTACTTCCCTACCCATCAGTTTAGTAATTACTAAACCTGAATTGAGACAAAGAATAAATCCTTCCGGAGTCTCTTTTAGTAATATGGTAGCATCTCCTTTTACCTGTTCCTTTTTGGTGTTAAGGGCAGAGAAAGTACCCTCGGCTTTCCAGAAGCCTTCAGATACTTTCTCAGTTAGTTTTACTTCTAATGGCATAGATTATCCGAAGTATAGTTCGTGATCAGTAGTTAAACCAGAACCTGAACCAGTAGTCACAGAAACCAATACCAATTGGTTAACCCAGAATTGAGTACCTAACCACCATTCCATAAACACTTTCACTTCGTAGTCAGCAATTTGAATGTCGGTTACAATTGGGTTCTCAGCGCCGTCTATCTCATCAATCAACTCAATAAAGTTGTTATCAGGAGTAGCGAAAATGATATCAGATCCATTTAAGCATCTTAGACCAACAATCTCTCTTTCTCCTGAATAAGTGACAAGAGTCGCACCTTTTGTATAATCTGTATCACTTCCGTATAGATTTCTATAATCTCGCATGTATCTCTTCTTGTTTTTAGAAGACATGTAGATTTTAGTGATCAAGCCATCCAGTTTATCAGGGATTTCATCTTCGAACTTATCTACCTGATCCACCATGTTATTAGCATGAAGCGGATCCAAAGGAATTTTAAACATAGGCTTGGTAGAAGAAGCAACGCCATCCGCTAAAATCTTTTTGATTCCATTCATTGATTTACCGAATGTGGCTAAATCATTGGCATCATACACACCATTACCAAGTAGATAGTCAACATCTGCAACAACTCTTGGTTTCAATTCTTTCTCAAGAATATACTTGCTTATTGGCATGTCTGCAGGTTTTTTACCTTCCTGGTATAGCTCGGCATACCATGAGTTTAATATATCAGCAGGCTTAAACCCGTAGTTGACTTTTTGTTGATAGTCAAACAATTCATTTACTACAAACTTTGTTTCACCAATCTTATTCCAAACAGACTGAAAACCCTGTACAAGGTGACCAGTTACAGTGTGTCCGGCTGGATACCTTCCCTTCACCTTACCTACCTTTTTCATATACCTTGCCGCCTGGGCTTCATTGTATATGATTTGCCTTACTTCTTTGTTATTTGATCGCAGATACGATCCAAGTTCAGTTTTAACCTGGTCAACGTTTAAACCTACTGCCAATGATCCGGTTGGAATCTTAGTTAACGCCACTGCTGCAACAGTTACAATTCCTACTGCTACAGGATTTACGCCCGCACCTATCAGAACAACACTGCAAAACAGTGCTAGCAATAGGGACTTGCTTGAATAAAGTATACTTTTCATTTTCCTATTTTTTTGAGTTTTAGTTTGTTTTTATTTTGAATTTGATCGGATTGTTTTCCTTTAATTAAAATTTATTTTGTTGTGCTCAGCCTCCGGATCGAAGTATGATGCAGGTTTATCATCATCAATCTTCTCAGAATTGTTAATTGGCTTTGTACTCTTTGCACCTGGTTGATCTCCGTACTCCTCCACCTTTGCAGTAAGGTCTTTTATTGAGTTGTTTGCAGTTTCAAGATCAGTAGTAAGACTTGCTTCATTTGCTCTTGAAGTAGCGAGATCAGCGGTAAGCGTGGCTTTCTCATAAACAAGAGTTTCCTTCTCTGCAACCAATGCAGCATTGGCGTCTTCCAAGGCTTTGAGCTTTGCATCAAGTTTTTCCAAATGGTTATCAGTAAGAACAGGCATATCTTGCTCATCTACTGCAGCGGAAAAACCAAAAAAGGCCGCAATGGCCACAAGGTTCTTATTTAACTTCATTGTGTTTTTTGTTTTATTATTTGATTTTGATTGGTTTGCTAATTCTGAGGCCGCTTTTACCGCGTCTTCAAAGGTTCCGATACTATCGGCCAGTCCTTGTTCAATGGCTGATTCGCCAATGAATGTCTTTCCCTTCAATGCAGTTTTCTTCACTTTACCATTTCTGTTTTCATCGACAGAAGAAAGAAATACATCATTGAGAGGATCTAGTACTTCTTCCCTTACAGGCTTGTAGTTGCCTTGCATCAATTGGTAAAAAGCTTCGTTTTTTTCGGAAGAATCCGTGGCCCTTACATTGTGAAATTTTGCCCCATACTTTTCAAGAATGCCATTAAAGTCGGCAACTCCAAGCATGGTTCCTACACTTCCTACCCTTGCAGTTTTGCCATTAAGGATAATTTTTTGAGCACTGGATCCTATCCAATATGCAGCTGAAGCCATCAGCCCATCTACAAAAACAACTACTGGCTTTAAGGATGACTTTATGATTTGGGCAAATTCTTCAGTTCCATCTACAGTACCACCAGGGCTATCAATAAATAGCACATGACCAACAATGTTTGGGTGTGCATCTGCTGATTTGTGAATCTTGCCGAGGGAAGACATTCCCAAACCGTAGTAATCTGGTTTTACAAGAACATTCTTGATTTTGAGAACTGAAATAGAACCTTCAGGCGCATCATCAAGAGATGAATGAGATTCAACAGCCCCTTTAGGTGAAATAGAGACAGGATAAGAATGAACCGGTTTTTCCTCGCTTTTAATGATATCCTTAATCTCGGCACCATTGAGGTATTTAGTAATAAGAGGAATAGCGCCAACAATGGCACTTTCATCTATCAACCAGGCTCCACTTAAAATTTGAAGTAATTCTTTATTCATCTTTACATATCCGGTCTGTTCTGTGAGACTTTGGTAGTGTAAAGCAAAAGGATGATGGAGGGTAAAAAAAGGACAGTAAAAACCCTCGTCTAGCGAGGGCTCTATTGTTTACTTAATAATGTCATTCACTATTAGGTATTCTAATAGTTTTCGGATTGCCGACTTCTCCGAGCCGGCTGTTTTAGGGAATAATGTTATTATCCCTCCAAGCAAGATATTGCTCCTCACTGTACACTGTACCATTGTGAACAGAGACAAACAGTGCCTTCTCTTCAGCTATTGAATCGTTGGTTTCAATGGCCGCAAATGGTTGCCTGGCTAACGGCTCAGCATCCATTACAATTGGTTCAGCGTACATTACTTTCTCATCCAACCAGCAATAACTATCCGGCTGAGGAAATTGATCGAACATAACCCCGAAAAGGGCGGTGTCAAGAAAAACAATTATTTTTTTCATTCTATATTAATTTTGTGTGGTTTACAAAGTCTTTGTTTCCGGAACTGTAACCGGTGATTATTCCATTGTTTGCGTATGAAGTGGAGTCCAACAAAATTCTATTGGCTGGATTTGCGTCAGAGGCAGTTCCTGCAGGCGAATCATACTGATAATAGGCGACCAATCCGCTCATTCCCCTCGGATCGCTTCCCTTTCCCTTATTATAAAGTGTTGTGAACTCAGGCGAAGTAATTGCCCTGTTAAACCACATAGAGGAATCCTGATAATGTTGGTGACGGGTTCCCCTCCTATTACTCGCCTGAACATGTTGATTGAGGAAGTAATTAGAAGCCCCCAGGTTTAAATCATGGTTATATGCATTGGAAGCACCCATTAAGCCATTGGCCAAAACCCTTATGTTCCCGCTTTCACGCCTTATGCCAAATAGATTCCACTGGTTGATTTCTCCCCATGGATTGTTAG